CATCCTTAACGCCAGCGATGTTAGTGAGGTCGAGAGACATAGGGGACACACGGACCGTTCTGCGGAACATCTGAGGATGCATCGACAGTTCGTGTCTGTACTGCTTGGTTGTACCGCCAACGGTGTCCTTGACATAGTTTTCGACATCAGTCTGGACATTGACATCGGTACCATCGATGATACCGCCAGACTTGACGGACGGCAACTGGTCAACCTGCCAGCGGAAGTGCGTATTTCCAGGCTTGGAACCCTTCTTCGCCATGGAGGTGAAGGGCGTGTCTCTGGAGTCAACGAGGGAGATGAGGTCAGCGAGGTCTTCCCGCTTACCGCTTGTGATATTAGGTTCTGTAAGAATAGGCATGTTCGTGAATTATAGGAACTTTTTAAGCAGAATGTCCTTGAGGTCTTCGTTATTGCCATTGGCTTTATAACGGTTTTCGGATTCCTTCAGTTTGCTCATACTGTTGGATTTAGGAGCCGACCCACTCGGTCTAGGATTGTGCGGAGCCTTCGCAACGGCCTTGGTTGACTTGCTTTCTCTGGCTTTGACACCAGCGATGTAATCTCCAATGACCATCTTGTAGTCGGGGAATCTAGTAATCTCTGGGAAGGCTTTGAGGAACTGGTGAGCAATTTCTTTCTCACGGGAGTTCACTTCTTTCTTCCAGACAATACCGTATTCCTTCTCGGCAAGGTTTTCGAAGTTATCCTTGGCTCTGACATACTGCATCCGCTTCGGGAGATGCTCCTCAAGTGCGTCAATCGCATTTAACTTGATTTGCTTAATCTCTTCTGGGCTGTAGTAGGTTTCATTGCCTTCAGCATCCGTTACCGTATATCCTTCAGAATGTTCCTCGCACCATCTACGAACTGACCGTGCTTGAGAGACTTCGCCCTCGATTTCCGCAACGGAGTTAACATGACTGTACGGGTTATCCTTGATGGACACAACGGGTTCGGCGGCTGTCTTCTGATTTCTAGCGGCTTCAAGTTCCTCCTTGAGTTTGGTAATCTCGGCTTCGGCTTCCCTACGCTTCGACACCAGTTTATCAATTCGTTTCTTAACTCCTCTAGAAAGACCCCTGTCCTCCGTTTCTTCTTCGTCCTGTGAATGAACCTCTTCGCTATTATCAGTTTCGGTGGCCTCTGGCTCACCGTCCCCTTCATAGTCTTCTGCTTGATTACTATCGGACTCGGCAGTGTCCGTCTGACCTTGTTCGGAGGGGTCAAAGTCCCTGCGGAGAATATCTGCAAGGCGTTCCGTTGTAAGAGAGCCGATACCCTCATTCACGACATTTTCGTCTTTCGACTCAGCGTTGTCGTTATCGCTGTTTTCTTCTGGGTTCATGAGATAATTTAAGCATTCTCAAGTCTGCTTGTGACTTTACAATGTTTTGAGAAAACAAGGAAAACAAAGTTACCGTAAGCCTTATGTTAATAAGGTCAAGCGTTATTAATGCGAATTTAATTCTTCGTCAGTAGTCCAGTTGATGTTCTTTCTGTCCATGGCCTCTTTTCTGATTTCTAGCAACATACGCTTGAAGTCTTTGATGCAAGAAGCCCTGCCGCACTGAAAGGCTCGCTTTTCACCCTCTAGTTCAATGCTAAGAGCCTCATCGACCTCGGATTTAATGTTTAGGTCAATAACCAGCATAATCTGGGTCCAAACATCGTTTTTACCCTCAAAAGCGAGGGATTCGGGGTTATACGGGGTTTTCATTAGGCTTAGGGGGCATCATTTGCTGTTGAGCCAGTTTTTCAGCCAGAGGCGATACACCGATTCTGCCAATTGTCTTGTTTTGCTGTTGGCTGACAGACATCTGAAGGTTTTTGATGTAATTCTGGAAAATCATCTGGAATGTCGGATTACCCTGCATGGCCTGTTGAGCCACAGGGTTCTGAGACATGATTTGCTGGGTATACTGCATCTTAGTCTGAGCAGTCGGGTCATTTTCGACATACTGAGGCTCGTTACCAAGAATCATAAGGGCAATGTCAGTCTGGACATCTCTGAACATCTTTTGAGAGGCAGTGGCTTGGTCGATAATGACTTCCTTAGCCATATCGGGAGCAATTGCATTCATAGAGATGGCAATCAGTTTGTTTCTGTCAATTACGCCACCAGCGTCCATCGGAAGGACAGACTGGTTGATTGCCGCAAGTTTCTCCATGACGAAATCGACATAAAGATTACGGATGTCGAACTTCAGTTCATAATCAAACTGGTTGGCAATGTCAGACATGTTCTGAGGAATCGCAATATTCGTGATTCTCTCGATTTCATCGCTGGCAAAGTATTGAAGGCTCAACTGGAGCAACTGAGTATAAATCTCGGAGATAGTTGTAAGCCAATTGTCCGTAGCAGACTGTTGAAGCATCTGAGCATACGGAGCAGGAGTAGCGGGGTCTTGCATACCAGAGGTAAGACCAAAGTATCTGCTGGCATTCGACTCAACCTGCTGGATAACCATGGTTGCAAGATTAGGAGTACCCTTGGGCGGGTCCATGAATCTGTAGTCATCGGGGCTAGAGACAGGCAACTGCTGAGCAGGACCAATTCGGCTGATACCTTGGATTCGTCTCTTAACCATGATGGGAGGAACCGTTTCAAACGCAGTGCGGTCTCTCATCGAATCATGCTGACCTTTAAGTTCAGCCTGTTCGGTCATCAGAATTTCGGGGATGCCTCTGGACTCCGCAATGTTCTTTCGGATGTTCTCTCTTCGGTAGATTACGAACGGATAGTTGCCATGGGCATATCCAAGTTTCTCATGCTTGAAGTAAGACTTGCTGGAAGCATTGGGACAAAAGGCAGTGTAGTAAATATGCGGTACACCATCTTCGTTAATCTGTCTCGTGTAAGCATAGCAGACTTCAATAAGGTGGTTTCCTCTAAACTCGTAAGTATCGAGCATGTTTGCTCTAGGAACGAGATTAGGGTCGTTATACCAAGACATCTTGCCAGCAGTATTTACAGCCTCTTCAATGGCTTCAGAGTTCCAGCCGTCATTACGCTCCATAGAGCGTAGTTCGACTTCGCTCATGAACATGCGTCTAAACACAACACGAGCCTTCTGGAATTCAATCGTTTCGGGAGGGAAACTGATTTCGTCAAACGGCTTAAGGGCGGTAATGCAAGGAAGGTTCTTGGTGATAGTTTCTTCAAACGAAGTAGCCACGCCAAACTCTCTAAGTTCCTTAACCATCTTGCGAATGTCCGCTTCCTTGAATGTGGTCAACTTTTGACCAAGGATGCTAATCGCCATTTCCTCGGTCTGAGGATTCATGATGTAAGACGGAAGCATCGACACCAATTCGCTGGCACCGTTTTCAGCACTAGCCATGGCGGCAAGTTCGGAGATATTGATTTTCTGCTCTCTAAGACCAATCTGCTGTTCCCAGCCAACATACATGGCAGACCAACCGTACTGATTGCCATACTGGCAAAAAAGTTCAGTCTCTCTTCGCATTTCAGTTCTGAGTCTGTTGGTAATGTGCTGGATGAGGGCATTCATGCCAGAGGCATAGGCCGCATCGTCAGAAGTTCTGCCGCTAACTCCAAGTTTAGCCAACTTCAGCGAGTTCATCAGCATTGCGACCTGCTCGTTGATAACTCTGTCAATAAGTCTGATTCTGACATCCGAAGCACCTTCGAACGGCATGGCAGGTTCATCCTCTGGCTTTCCAGTAGAGTGCTTTTTGCCGTCTACGGTCTGACCGTCCCATCGGCAGTAACGAAGGTCATCGTTAGCGTTCAGTTCAGCCGCATTGGCTCCATGATAGAAACAACGCTGGAGTTCATCGTAAAGAGCCAGAATGTTCGGCTCCTCACTGGCATTTACCAGCGGGTCTCCGTTCGAATTCATGGAAGGATTGTAAAGGTTCATTTTAGTAGATAAATGGTTTATTCACTGGGCTATAGTCCGTTCCAATGTGTACGGGAGACATCACAGCAAGATATCTCAAACAGTCAATAGGGTCTTTTGTCGCTCCCTTTTCACCGTCTGCACCTGTCCACTCCTTGAGGCAGTAGATAAGGTTCTGGCATTTGTCAGAAACAAACAACTTTGGCTCATTGATTGGGCTTAGCGGTTGAGACAGGTCATAGGAGAACCAGTCATTGATGATTGCTACACCCTGCTCAATGGCAACGCCAGCGGCAGGGGCAAAGTAGATAGGGTCGTCTCCGTCATCAAGGAGTTCAATCAAGGAGGTGCCTCCATCCTTGCCTACGGCTTGAGTCGCACCAGCACGAGGGTCAATATATCTCTCCGCAATTTCCTCTTCGCCTTCCAGTCTTCGGATAGTGGCTTTGATTTCATCAAGCCCCATCCCAGCACCGTTTCTTTGGGCAACCCCTTCTTTTCCATCTGGCTTGTCAGACGGCAATGCCCATTCACCAAGAGACATGTCTGGAAACTCTCTGTAGACGAACATTTTCCCGTCTTTCGTGACACGAAGCCAAAGCATGAACCAGTTTCTCGCTCCAGCAGGGTCAACGACCATATAGTTCGTGCCTTCCTCTGGGATTTTGTCATGTTGAACGATAGAGCAGTCTCCAAAGCGTGGGAATTGAGAGCCAACGGTGTTTTCGGCGTATCCGTAGGCTCGGATTTTGATTTCGTGGTTATTTCGACCCATTAGGGTCTTCTTCATCTCGTCAAAAGGCGAGTAAACATTCAAAACTGAGTGAAACCATGCAATTCCAGCGTTGGGACGATGACAATCTGCCGTAAAAGGCATCTCACCACGCTTTACACCGTTAACATGCACAGCATTAGGCTCTAAAAGGTCTGCTTTTAGGCTTTTTGTGAACCTACAGCCAGCCACATAGTCCTTAACAACCTGTGAATAACCTTGAATAGGCGTAAAAGTGACTACCAACTTGCCTCTGCGGGTAACAACACGGTAACGAAGGGTGTCAATCCAGTCCAAAGGCACAAGTTCATCGCACCAAATGAGGTCACACTCGCCACCTTCAATAACATCCTTCTTTTGGGCGTAGTTCATGAACACGCACTGAGACCCATTTGGCAGAATAAAGGTATTGTCAGAGAACCCGTTCTTCTGTGAGTACGAAACATTCGTAATCTTAGTCTTTTTTGCAATTTTCAGTTCGGGTGGCAGGTACTTGTAGACAACATTCTGTTGCATTTGAATGCTAGACTGATGTGTCGTGTGCAAGCACCAGACCATTGCCTTGTCCTTGTTTACGAGCGTTTGAATGAGACGCTTAGCGGCCCATTCCGTCTTACCAGCACGGTTACCACCAAGAACAAGGATTTCCTGCTTGTCCTTTAGAATCTGGTCAGCCTCTTTCCAATGCCAAGGCTCAAAGCCATGACGATAAGGGTCCAGTTTTTCAGCCAGAATCTTGTCTTCTCTAAGTTGTAGAATCTCAATGGCCTTTTCAGTGCCAAACTTTTCTACAAGCCCCTTCACATCTGGCAGTTTAACTACAGGATGCGGGGTTGGCTTGTAGGATTCAAGTTGGTCCATTAAT